CGAGATCATTGCCGCTGGCGGCGATGCGTCAAAGCTTCCGCCGAAGTCTGTCTGGTGGCAGGGGCTGGAGTACGGTGCGTGGCCCTTTGAGCTGACCGGCCTGTCCGTCAGCAGCGACGGGCAGAGCGCCCGACCAACACTGACCGTGGCAAATATCAGCGGCACGATTGGCGCGCTCTGTCGCCGCTTTCAGGGGATGGCTAAGGCAAAAGTGATTATCCACGAGACCTTCGCTCATTACCTTGATGCCCGCAACTTCTACGGCGGCAATCCTGCCGCTAACCCGAATGAGGAGCGCAAACAGGTCTATTACATCGACCGTAAATCCAGTTCGGATGATGAAACCGTGGAGTTCGAGTTGTCCAGCCCGGCAGATCTGCGGGGACAGCTCATCCCCACGAGGCAGATCCAGCCTATGTGTACCTGGTGCATGCGCGGCTGGTACAAAACCGGGAATGGCTGCACCTACGCCGGGCAGAATGGCTTCTTCGACAAGGACGGTAACCCGGTCGACGATCCGTCACAGGACGTGTGCTCCGGTCTGCTTTCCACCGGGTGTAAACCGCGGTTCGGCGCTGACAACGAACTCGACTACGGCGGCTTTCCGGGCGCGTCACTTCTGAGAGGGTAATATGCGGGACAAGACAATCAGCGCGATTCTGGCGCATGCGGCGCAGGCGTTCCCGGCTGAATGCTGCGGTGTGGTGATCCAGAAGGGACGGGTTGAGAAGTATGTCGCCTGCCGGAATCTGGCCGCCTCCCCGGAGGAGCAGTTTGAACTGTCGCCGGAGGATTACGCGGCAGCCGAAGAGCAGGGCACGGTGGTTGCCGTGGTGCACAGCCACCCCGGCGACGGTGCCACAACGCAGCCGAGCGAACTCGACATGCTGATGTGCGACGCGACCGAAGTGCCGTGGGTGATCGCTTCATGGCCTGAAGGCGATATCCGCACCATCATGCCGCGCGGCGAGCGCCCGCTGACCGGGCGTCAGTTTGTTCTCGGGCATGCTGACTGCTGGTCCCTTATCCGGGATTACTTCCGCACTGAACAGGGTATCGCGCTGCCCGACTACAGCGTCGATCGCCACTGGTGGGAGGAGGGCGAAAACCTCTATATGGATAACTGGTACGCATGCGGTTTCAGGGAATTCGACGGTCCATCCCGGCCCGGCGATATGGTAATTATGCAGGTGCAGGCCAGCGTGCCAAATCATGCCGGCGTCCTGCTGGAGGGTAACATGCTGCTGCACCACCTGTACGGGCAGCTCAGCCAGCGCATTCCGTATGGCGGTTATTACCGTGACCGGACCATTAAAGTTTTACGGTACAAGGACCTGATGTGATGGAAAAACGGACTGTTATCAAACTGAGCGGATCGATGGCGCAGCGCTTCGGGCGCACGCACCGCCGGGTACTGTCCTCTGCCAGCGAGGTTTTCAGGGCACTGTCCAGCACGGTGGACGGATTTGAAGATTATCTCCGTGAGGCGCGCGCAAGGGGGCTCGACTTTGTCATCTTCCGTGATCGCCGCAATATCAGCCAGGAAGAGTTTTCGCTTCTCGGCCCCGGCAATGAGCTGCGCATTATCCCGGTGATACGCGGCAGCAAGCGTGCCGGCATCTTCCAGGCGGTGCTCGGGGTTGCCCTGATTGCCGGGGGTATCGCCCTAGGCCCTGCCGGGGCCGGGCTTATTGGTAAAGGGGTCGCGCTGAATGTTGCGCTGGTTGGTGCATCGATGGCGCTGGGGGGCGTAGTTCAGTTGCTGTCGCCGCAGGTGGCGGGGATGAGGATGCGTCAGGATCCGGATAATAAGCCTTCCTATGCATTCGGCGGCCCGGTCAACACCACCGCCAGCGGCAACCCCGTATCGCTTCTCTACGGCCAGCGGGAGATCGGGGGCGCTATCATTTCAGCCGGCATTTATGCGGAAGATCAGCAGTAAGCCGGTACGTGATTACTTTAAGCCGCCTGCGGGCGGTTTTTTTATGGGCGCGATATGACGAACACAGTGATTAAAGGGCGGAAGGGTGGTGGCACCAAGACCCGCACCCCGGTTGAAGCCCCGGACAGTATTCAGTCCATAGCCAGAGCCAAAATTCTTGTCGCGCTCGGCGAAGGGGAGTTCGCTGGCGGCCTTGACGGGCGCAGCATTTATCTCGGCGACGCGTCATCGTATACCCCGCTGCAGAATGCCGACGGCAGTTTTAACTTCAACAACGTCAAATATGAATTCCGTTCCGGCACCCAGGATCAGACCTACATTCAGGGCTTTCCGGGCGTTGAGAATGAGTTGCAGGTCGCCTACGAGCTTAAGCAGGCTGTGCCGTATGTCCGCTCTGTCTCCAATACCCAGCTTTCAGCACTGCGCATCCGCCTCGGCTGGCCCTCGCTGCTGAACCAGAAAGACAACGGCGATAAGGTGGGCACCCGCGTTGAGTATGCGATCGACCTGTCTGCCGACGGGGGCACATATGTGACGGTGGTTAACGGCGCTGTCGATGACAAGACCACCACCCTCTATGAGCGCAGTCATCGTATCGACCTGCCGAAAGCCACCACCGGCTGGCAGCTGCGCGTGCGCCGGATAACGCCGGATTCGACGACGGTGAATGTTGTGGACAGTATGCGCGTTGAGGCGGTCACCGAGATCATCGATGCGAAGCTGCGTTACCCCAATACCGCATTGCTCTACGTAGAATTTGACGCGAAGCAGTTCCCGAACGGCATTCCGCAGGTGGTGTGCAATCCAAAAGGTCGCATTATCCGCGTGCCTGATACCTACGATCCGGAAACGCGCACCTATTCCGGCACCTGGGAAGGCGGGTTTAAATGGGCATGGACCGATAACCCTGCGTGGATTTATTACGACATCGTGCTGAATGAGCGGTTCGGGCTTGGTCAGAGGATTGATGCGACCCAGATTGATAAATGGGAGCTGTACCGTATCGCGCAGTACTGCGATCAGCTGGTGCCGGATGGCAAAGGTGGCAGCGGTATGGAGCCGCGCTTTCGCTGCAACGTCTACATTCAGGAGCGCAATGACGCCTGGACGGTGCTGCGCGACCTGGCTGGCATATTCCGTGGCATGACCTACTGGGGCGACAACAAGCTGTATGTGCTGGCCGATATGCCCCGCGATATCTGGCACATCTATAACCATGCCAGTGTGGTCGACGGTAAATTTACCTTCGCCGATCCGAGTGAAACCACGCGCAACACTGCCGCGCTGGTGAACTGGTCCGATCCGGCGAATCACTACAAAGACACGCCCGAAGTCGTTTATGACAACGATCTGGCGATGCGCTTCGATTACAGCCAGCTCGAAATGACGGCTATCGGCTGCACCCGACAGTCAGAGGCAAACCGGCGCGGGCGCTGGGCGCTGCTCACGAATGGCATCGGTGAGGTGGTGACGTTCAGCACGGGTATGGATGTTCCCCCTGTCGGTGAGGTGATCGGCGTGGCCGCAAACGAACTGGCTGGCAGGGTGATTGGCGGCAGGGTAAGCGCGGTCAGCGGTCGTAATATCACGCTCGATCGAGCCGCGGATGTCAAAGCCGGCAACCGGCTTTTTCTCAACCTGCCTTCAGGTGTGGCTCAGGCACGGACCGTGCAGGCGGTTAACGGAAATGCTGTCACGGTCACCACCGCCTACAGTGAAACGCCTGAGGCGGAGTGCTGCTGGGGTGTGGATGCTGACGATCTGTTTATCGCGCTCTTTCGTGTTACGGGCACCCGTGACAACGATGACGGCACTTTCGAGGTGACCGGCGCGACGTACAGCCCGGATATTTACGCTGCGGTTGATACTGGTGCCCGGCTCGATGAGAGGCCGGTCAGCGTCATCCCGCCCGGCGTGCAGGCTCCACCGGAAAATATCGTTATCGACAGCTACTCGACGATCAGCCAGAACATTGCGATCACCACCATGCGCGTGGCCTGGGATTCTGTTAAAGGGGCAATCGCCTACGAAGCCGAGTGGCGACGCGACAGCGGCAACTGGGTGAGCGTGCCCCGCACGTCCTCTCAGGGATTCGAGGTGCCGGGCATCTACGCCGGGCGTTATCTGGTGCGGGTGCGGGCGGTGAACGCCAGCGATGTCTCGTCCATATGGGCGACATCAGCTGAGGTCACGCTCACCGGGAAAGTGGGTAATCCGCCGAAACCGGTAGGCTTCACCGCCTCGGAAACTGTTGTGTTTGGTATCGAGCTGAACTGGGGCTTCCCGGCAAACACGGACGACACTCTGAAAACAGAGATCCAGTACAGCCTGACCGGAACCGACGACGATGCCATGCTGCTGGCTGACGTGCCTTACCCGCTGCGTAAGTATCAGCAGATGGGACTCAAGGCCGGGCAGGTTTTCTGGTACCGCGCGCAGCTGGTGGACCGGACCGGTAACGAATCCGGGTATACCAACTGGGTACGGGGCCAGTCCAGCTCCGATGTGACCGATATTACAGAGGCCGTGCTCGCGCAGATCAAGGATACCGACCTGTTTAAAGACCTCATCGAGAACGCCGTGGAGAGCAGCCAGGCGGTCGCGGATCTGGCTGATGCAGTCAAACAGAACGCCGACGGCCTGGCTGCGGCGGCTGGCGCAAACCGCCAGACGGCAGAAGCCATTATCGGCAATGCACTGGCGATCGCCGACGTGGTGGTGCGCCAGTCAGCCCAGCAGGGCGCTAACTCGGCGCGGTTCGAACAGTTGCGCGAGGTTATTGCCACCGAAACCGAGGCGCGCGTTACGGATGTAATACGCCTGGAGGCGAAGACGGATCAGAACGCCGCAGGCATCACAGAAGTGCGCCAGGCGCTGTCAAACGAGAGCGAGGCCCGCGCCTCAGCGGTAGACGAGCTGACCGCGAAGACGGAGAGAAACGCGGCAAATGTCACCGTGCTGAACCAGACCGTGACGGATCTGGACTCCTCGACAGCCTCGCGCTTTGAGGAGATATCGGCAGAAATAGCGGGCATTGATGGCAGCGATATCAGAGGGGGAATACAGAGCAATTCCATTGCACTGATCACCAACACGCTGGCGCAGGTCAACACCCGCAACCTGCTCAGCGTGCAGTACGGGGCTAACGCCGCAGGTATCCAACGCGTTGACACTGTTATGGCAGATGCGAGCCAGGCCGTTGCTGAGTCGCTCAGGACGCTGGATGCCAGCGCCGGAGGCGGCACGGCAAATGCCACTGATTTTGCGAAGACTATGGCGGACTTTTCGCAGGTCTCCGCGACCCGCATTAATACGCTGTCGGTCACGGTTAATGGACAGACCAGCGCCATCTCAACTAATGCTCAGGCAGTGGCAGACATCAGCGGGAATCTGAATGCGATGTACAGCATCAAGGTGGGCGTCGATGCCGCTGGCCGCCAGTACGCCGCAGGCATGGGTATCGGCGTGCAGAACTCCCCGGCGGGCATGCAGTCACAAGTACTCTTTCTGGCGGATCGCTTCGCTGTAATGACACAGGCAGGCGGGACTGTGAGCCTGCCGTTCGTGGTGCAGAACGGGCAGACATT